ACACTATAGTCAGAATGTTTTGTATCTATATCAGTAGCAGGGTCACAACCAATAAATGTATTAATAGGAATATCTTCATTGTCTTTTACTATATAATTGACTCCATCTTCATTTTTAAAGTAACCATTATAATATCTTATATGTTCTCTTTTCCATATAGCATCTTCTTCAGATTGCACTTCCATCATATATTCTTGATAAAATTTTTGAGGCATCCCACTATCAGCATAGAATTTTTTCTTTTCTTCTAGTTTCTTTTTTGTAAAGAAAGAACCCCATAGTGGAGTTTCATTATCTAATAATGCTTTATAAGTAATTACTTTCCAAGCAAACTTTTTATTTTCTTTTTTAGACTTTGCATAATTATTGAGAAGATTGTTAATAAAAGAATCATAATGTACAGGAGTACCGTTAACACGAAGACGACCAGTATGAGGCTCAATAGCGGGATAGATAACAGCAGTAACAAGATTAGCATTTTTATCTCGTGCTTCTTGTGTGATTGTGTTTGCTTCATGCTCGAAGTCATCGAGTACGATGAGGTCGTATCTTTTGTGTAGTTTTGCTCCTCCTCTGATTCCTGCGACATTACTTTTACTGATGAGTTTACATCCATTTTTTAACTCTATATCTTCCTCTGTCCATTTTTTTCCTTTTAAATCTCCAAAATAATATTTTAATCTATCGTTAAACTCAAGATGATGTCTGATATAATCCATATTACCTACACTAAGTTTTTGTGTAGCAGACACCCATGCATAAAAAAGAAAGTCATCTTTACAGAAAACAAAATCTTTTAACATAGATGCTTTTGTTAATACGGTTTTACCATGACCTCTAGGAATAATAATGGCAGTTTGTTTGTTATCGTGGTTATCAATTGCATCGGCAACTTCATAATGAAAAAATGGCGTTTCACTTCTCAGGAAATCATCAGGTAAAAACAATTTACCAAAAGCAATTAAATCTGTATATGCAAGTTTTAAAGCTTCTTCAGCTTCTGAAACATTCTGTGTATTTATATTTGCCATCTATAATAAATTTCATTTGATTGCAAGACTTGGAGCTATTTCCATCTTTATGATGTATATGCTGGTTAGGGCCTTTATTAGCTAAATGCCAATATGCAAGTTTAGGAATTAAAATGATTTTGATTTCTTTTTTTGTTTTTTCCATTCGTTTCTCTTGTATTCTAAAAATTTAGCTCCTTCATAAGGATTAAATATAGTAGTAATTAATCTATTATCATCATCATCATAATAAGGGTCTATTATAGTAACTGGAGCATTAAATATATTTTTATCATCTAATCCTAATTTATCTGCATAACTATCCATTATTTTAAATGAAGCTACTTGTATAGCGTGACTTATTAATCCACTAGCTGAATCTTTTAATACTTGATAACCACTAACATGAGTATGTCCACAAGTAAGTATATGGTCTTTCCATCCCATTTGAGCTGCCTTTGCAACTCCATGAGCTGTATTCCACATACTATTTCCTTTAAACATATGTCGAGCATTAATACGAATTTCTTTTCCATTGGGAAATGTTAAGTTTAATCTTGCTCCCCATTGTTCATATACTCCAGAGTGGTCTCTCATTATAAATTCTAATGGGTCACCATCTCCACTCCATACATCATGATTTCCAGCAACTAAATATAACCATTCTACTTGATTAACAAAATGTTCAGTAAGTCTCCATGATTCTTTAGCCGAAGTAGATTGTTGTCCATATAATGCTTGTAGTCTACCTATCCAATTGTTTTGTATATCTCCTAAATTACCACCAAATAGTCCATCTGTTTTATTTACTAGATTACATAAAGAATATATTTCAGCTAAATCAGTTCCATCATCATCAACGTGAGGGTCACCAAAATGTAATATTCCTATCGGGCCCATTTGATTGATTTTTATGTTTATTAATTTTTTAGATTTTTTTGCTTTTAATTTTTGAGTGTATTGTTTTTTTCTATGCTCTATTATTTCTTCAATAGGTATATGTTCAACTTCTTGTAATTCTTCTAATTCAAATGGAGATTTCTCTACTATAGTTGGGATAAGAGTTTTTTTCTTACAAGCATAACACATCCATCTTTGACGTTTTTTATTATTTTTCCAATACTGCCATCCATCTTTTCTTATATTTCTAGACCCACACTTAGGACATGCTATTATATTACCATCATCATCTTTTCTCATATTATTCTTCTTCTATAGTTGAATTGTTAGATATTTCTTTTCTTTCTGCTATTTGAATATCTTCAGAACCAAATCCTTTAAACATTCCTACTATACCAGTTTCTATTTGTTTAACATTATTACTTGATGTTCCAACAATTTTACCTAATTCTTTTGTGGATTGTAATATAATATTATCGTCTTCACTATAGTCTGCTAAGTGTTTTAACTTACCTAGTATATACTCATGGTCTATCCCTAATGTTTTTGCAACGTCTAATACTGATTTTTCTATTTCTTTCATAACTCTTTCCTGTTTTAATAGTATGGCTGCTTTTTTACCAGCTTTGTTTTTTGACATTTCACTATATGCTTTTTGATATGCTTTTACAGCTCCCATTCCTACAACAATATTAGTAGCAAACATTTTTTCTTTGTTTGTTACCTTTGTTCTTTCTTTTACTCGTTTGTTTGTATCTTTAATTGTTTTACTAAATGTATAACGATTTGGATGTTGTGAAAAATCTGTATCCATTTTAACTGTATGTCTATTTAAAAAACTTCCTACAATAGTCCTTACCCACCCATTTGCATATTTATAGTTTTTTCTGTCGCCTGGATGATTTACGTTTTTACTTACTTTAAGTAATTGTACAATTCTACCATCATCTGACCATACCCAATCTCCTTCATTTCCAGTCCTCCAATCATCATGGATTTCTTCACTAGGGCAATTTTCTTTAAATTCCTCATATGTCTCATATACATAATGAGGTACTCCTTTAATTGTCTGTTTCTCCAACAATCTCTCCTATATTTACTTGGTGTCCATTTTTTTCTAATCTAGAAACTAACCTATCTATAAGGTCATTTACTTCTTCTGGAATCATAAATACCTTATCATTAATCTGTATTGGAAAGTATGATTGAGATATAGTCTCTAATATATCTTCTTGCTCTTCTAAGCTTAATCGAGATAATCCTTTGTATAATTCAGCCATTTTTTATTTCTTTCTACTACACATTATATATCCTTTACCCAACCACCGCCCAGAATCTAAGTATAAGTCAAGTACAAATCAAGTAGTTTACCCAAGTTGTTTACAAAAAAAATTGTAGGATTTTGAAATGTAACCTTTTTCCCATAGTATACCCCCTATACGGGGGATTTCGTAAATAGAATTTACGTTATTTTTGATTTGTATTTTATTTGATTAATTAATTAGTAAAAGGAGAATAACATGTCTTTATCAAGAGATGACTATCTGGAAAGAGCTGCAAAGCTTGAGAAGGAGACTCTCGATAAGATTGTTAAGGCACCTGTTAAGCGTGGCTGGAACTCTACCTTTCGTATGTCTATACCTAGTATAAATGATATAAAGAGAGAGTTCAACACACGATTGGGTGTAATCAACGAGATGTGCGTTAACGCAGGTCACAAGGCTCTATGGGAAGACCCAGATGAGGCTGACGTTGATATGCAATCTTTCGAGTAATCTTTCGGATGAAAATGGAGGATGGGAGTGAACAATAGTAACTCCCACAGCCTCTTTATTATTACATATTATTACATTTATTGTCATAAGAATGTCGAAGAGTGTGTCAGAGAGTGTTTATTACTATATATATACTACTTTTTGCATCACTTGGGCATACACTTTAAGATTTGTTATGTGCTGTCTCGTTGCTCTATAACATCGTATTAAGAAAGAACGAGAAACTTGATACAACCCACAAGGCAGTTAATTGCTGTTTGGGCTGGAGCAATAGTCTGATAGCGGCTGCAGTGCACTATCGGTGAGCGATGAAGGTCAAAGGGGCTCTGTATCATATTCGTGAACGAGGCGTATCTCGTTATCTACAAAAGGGAGGCTGAGAGTGAACCTAGAGTCTCCCGAATAATTATATCCCGAGGTCGATGAGCCTAACTATATACTAGTATTCTAGTCCACAGGAACGCTTGAGACTTTACCTCGTCT